TAAAAGTAATCTTGTTGGCTCACCATTAGGCTTGCGTTCAGGTCCTGGCATACCGCCCATACGGGCTAAGAATGAGGCTCTACGGGGGTTGTCGCCCTTCTTTACAGGTGCCTTAAGGGTTCCACCCTTATAGGATGCTCTGCCCTTTGCATTTAGGCCACCTTTAGGATTCTTGCCTTCTTTTCTTTGCCATGCTGCTGTCTTTGCCATTATTTGCCCCTATACTTTGCTGTCTTCTTTGCTATGTTCTTAGGTTGTTTAACAAACTGTTTGCCCTTAGCATTACCTTTGGCCTTAGCCCTATTGGTTGCTGCTTTTTCTGCAGGACTTAAAGCATCCCATGCTGCAGAAGGTAGATATCTTTTTTTACCTTTAGATGGTTTACCATCAGATGTTTTCCATTTTTCGGCAGACCATTTCTTAAGTGATTGTTGAGATTTAGCAAGTGCCATTACTTGTAACCTCCGCCTGCTTTCTTGTATTGAACAGCAAGTAGTTGTGCTTTACGGGCTGACCATTCTCCTGGGTCTCCACCCTTAGAACCAGCCTTAATCTTTTTAAACAAAGATGCTCTCATGCCAGGCTTTGTATAGTTACCTGCCTGATTTACTTTTGACTTTGTTTTTTTCATTTGCTCCCCTTAATTATTTCTTTAGTCTTAGGGTCAAGGCGGACTTTTTCCGACCCGTCTTTACGGAGAATAACAACCATACCGTCCCGTATAATAGATTTATTCCAGCCGTCATGACGCTTGCGTTGACCCGATGACATTAGTATTTATCTTCCGACTCTACCTGATGAAGGCTTTGGCTTTGGAGCACCATATAGATTTAATGTATTTGTTGCAGGACCTGGTGAAGCCTTTGGCTTATTAACAGCATTCATAAAGCGTGTCTCACCATAAAGACGACGAACTGCTTCTACTAACTTTGCCTGTTTAAAGTTTGAAGCATCTGAACTACTTGCTCCAGTAACTGGGTTTTTACCGGCAGCAGCGAGGGCTGCCTTCATTCCCATTTTTTTAACAGCGTTAATTTCTGCTTGGCTAATCTTTACTTTCTTGCCTTTTTCGTCAGTTAAATTTCTTTTGACGGCCATGTTATTTCTTCTTTCCCATTTTCTTCATTTTCTTCATAACCATTTTCTTACCAGTCTTCTTGGCTTCTTTCTTGGCCATAGCCATACCTTTTGGACCGTATGAGTATTCTTTCATTCCTACTTTTGGCATTTTATGCTCCCATTTCTGTCATTACTTTAGCGGTTTTTTTATCTATCTGTTTTGCATTTGGGTCTTTTTCAGCATTATATGCCCTTCCCAAATTCTCTGATGCTTTCTCTGCAGCAACTATTTTTTCCATAGTAGTTCCTGCTGGTTGGATACCTTGCTTACGAGCATCTCTATAGGCTTCTAGTTCGCTCTCCCACTTACGTCTAGGCATAGCGGCTCTACCATTAGCATCGCCTGTGCTCAGTTGTAATCCTTTAGCCTTGCATCCAAAGCAAGGATTAACATCACAGTTGCTATGGTCTTGTACATAAACTTCTTCTTTACTTACAAATGGTTTAGGTGATGTAGCATCACACTCAGTACATCCATATAAGGATACATACTGATTCATCTGACCATCTTTTAATTCATATGCCCAATCAAGAACTTTACTCTTATGGTCGCACTCCATATTGCCCCCTACTGTGCTGTAAAATTTGCTGCAGTAACTCCCACATTACCTGCAATTAATGCTGTTCTAACATCTTCGCTAACTATATGAAGATGTCCGCCAAGGTAGGCTTCTTGATAATTTTGTAAATCTTCATCTACCATATAACGTACTTGCTTGTATACCCCATTATCTTTAACAATGGTTATACCACGATTTAATTTATAAAAGTAAAATAAGCGGTGTCCACCCGCAGGACCTTCTGCAACTGTTGGTGTATCAAAAACATATGTAGTCATTTAAGTCCTTTATTAAGAGAGGGGCAGGGCATAAAGCCCCACCCCTCTTGCTACTAAAGAGCAGCGATTGATGAACCTGATTCGATTCGGTATAGTGCCTCTTCGCGGTAGCGAGCAAAGCCAAGTACGCCGTACCAACCCATTGGGCGGTGACGCATTAACTTGTCAACTACTGGTCCGATAACTACATGTGGCTCTTCAGCAACTGCTTGCGCCATTGCTTGCTGTCCACAGATAATTGTGCGGTATACACGAGTAACAGGAGTTACGGTTACTGTCGCTCCTGCTGTAACTGCTGCAGTGTTTGCTGTGTCAACTGTAATGGTTGTTGTTGAACCACTTGTTGAGATAGCAGTAATCTTTGCACCAGATGCAATACCTGTTGCAGCAATCTTGTCGCCAACTTCAGCGCGAGTTGCAATAACAGATGATGTAGCAACACCAATAGTAAACGCTGCTGATACACCAGCAACAGTTACTGTGGTTGTAGCAAGAGCGGTCTGGTCTGCGCCATCTTTGGCTGTGTAAAGACGTGGTGACTCAATATAGAATGCACCTTCGTAGTTACCAATTTCTCCAGCCCAGATGCGGTCCTGTGAAGAACCGTATTGGTTAGGAAGTAGCCAACCTTGTCCTGAAGAGGACTCGGCACGTAGGTCATGTGATACTTCTGGGTGAATACCAGCCCAGTATAATGAACCTTTACGTGCAACTGCGTTAGCAGAACGTAACTTAGCGATAGCCTTACGGATATCTGCTGAGTCAATTGTTGCTGCTGCTGCAACTGTTGCTGTAGATGTTGCTGTAGCACCTGCGAAAATTTTATTGGTTCCGCCGCGTAATGTTTCCATAGCGACTGAATCAATAGAATTTGCAAGGTTGTAAGCGATAATGTTTGCGATTGCTGGGTCTACATCAGCAAGGCTGAATAGTTCCAACGCACGTGTTACCAATACAGAGTTACCATACTCATTAAGAGTAATAGAAACTGTGGTTGGTGTTGATAGCGCTACTGCGTCTGGGTCAGTTGATTCTGATAGAGCAGATGTGCTTAAAGCCAAGTCAACGTACTTCTGTAGAACTACGGTTGAACCTGGGATTGATTGACGGGCAGGTGTTTTATCTGCGACTGAACGAATTAATGGTTCAGAACGGAGAGCAAACTCCAGTAAGCGGTCATACGCTTGCTGAACAAGACCTGCACTGCCAGAAGTACCGCCAAGAGTGGCGGAGCCTGTGCCTGTGTATGCATTAGCCATTGTTTGTCACCTCCAAGTGACTATGAACGGAATTATTGTTGTGAGCGAAGCACATCCAATAACGCATCCATTGAATCTGCGTTATTAATGCGAAGAGATAAATCTTCCGCTCTGTCAGGAGTCAAAGCGCCTTGGGTTAATATATCTTGCTGTCTTAAGGCAGCCTTATCTATTTCACCTATAGCAGGCTCTTCTTTATTGTTCTTAATTCCAAATAAATCAGCATTATCGTCGAGCCAGTTATTAACTGTATCTTCGTTAACGTCGTCTAAGTCTTTAAGTACAAGTCTAGCAGCCTTTGCGTTGACACCCTTCTTTTCTAGGACTTCTTTGACAATTTGCTCACGACGCACATTGGTTAAACCCTCAAGTTGCTCGGTGAGTTCCTTGATACGCTTTTCATCGTTACGCTTGGCTTTCCGCAATTTTTTAAGTAAATCGCTTCCGTCCAGTTGTGTACCGTTGTCGGTATCTAGGTCTTCGTCTTCTTCTTCCCAGTAATTGTTGCTCATAGCAACCACCCTTTCTATTCGTTGTTAGTCGCAAGCCTCAAGTCAATTCGGGGAAATTGGTTGGCTCTTGCTATCGGTCTTATACGCTGCACGGGGCCGATGTATCCGCGTCAGGATTCTATTATATTTGACCTTTAGATGAAGGTCTATCTAGTGCTGTTCCACCCATAGCAGATTTACCACCAAATGTTGCGGTTTCTGCTGCGGAAAGTCTTTCTCTCTTACGTCTTTCAGAGGCTAATTGGCCAAACACTTCTTGTTGTGCCTGGTCTAATCCATAACCTTCTAAGCCGTCTTTGTAAATATCTGTAAGTTTTGTAGCAGTAGGTAAAATAGAAGCAATATCAGAGAATCCTTTTATTGCTTGCTCTTGAGTTATACCTAGACTCTTTAGATATTCAGCATTACTTCTATCTACTTGCTGGAATCCTTGTCTTGCTGCTGCTGCACCAATTTCTGCTGTAGCAATTTGTTTTTCAATTGTAGGAAGTTGTCCCTTAGGGTCTAGTGTATAAGCAATTAAGTCTACATCGTTAAGACCATAGAAATTTATTAAAGTGTTTCTAACCTGTGGAGCCGCATTTATGACTCTATCGGTGGCCAATTGAATTCTAGCAGTTAATTCGCTAGGGGAAACATCATTTTCAATAAATCTACTTACATATTCATCAGTGTCAAATACTATTAATCCATAAGCACGTAGAGCCTGACGGTAAGTGTCTTCGACAGCGATATACTCGTTAGGTTTTAGTACTGCTAATCCTTTTGCTAATCTAGCCTCATTGGCTTTAAATCTTTGTTTATACTCTGGTGATTCTTGCAATGCAAATGTAATCGTTGCCTCACTTGCACCTTCGATAACAAGTTTTCTAATAACTTCAGCAAGGCCACCTAAACCATATTGTTTGTATCTTTCGCTTAAAACATTAAAAGCATCTAGACGTGCTGCTGCTGCTGCAGTTGTTTCTGCCTGTGTAGCAACTTCTACTGGAGTTTGTGTTGGGGCTGTATAAGTTGGAGCACCAGTGCCAAACTCACTTATGTTGCCTGAGACAGAATTTGTATCTGCAATAACTGGTTGTTCAATAGGACCGCCACCTACAGGTGGTTCATCTTTTTTAGGAGGCTCTGGTGGTGTTAATTCTGGATTTGCCTTAAAGTAAGCATCTGCCTGCGCTTGCATTCTTTCGGCTGTAATTTTTGTTTGATAGTCTTGCTGCGCTGGTGTTAAAGGTACTTTAAAGTCTGCAGCAATTGCTGCAGGACTATAAATTTTCTGAGGGTTAATTGCACCCGCAGGTATAGGAGTTACTTTGTTTGATTGAGAAACGGTAGGTTGAACAAGGTTTGTACCTGAGGCTGCCTGTCCGCCACCTTTGGGTAATGCTCCTGTTGGTTTTTTAACTGCCATTACATGAATCCAAGTTCTTCTAGGGGTCTCATACCTACTGTATCAAACGCTTCAAGTGCATTCTTAGTCTTTAACCACTCTTTAGTATTCTTGACGGTTCGCTCAACTAACCATTGAGGCATAACACTAATCTTTTTAGTTTCAGGGTCTACATACCCCATGATTTGTTTAAAGACAGGATGTTTAGTTGCTCTGTCTGCATCTACTTCTAGGAAAGTTGCTATTGTTTGGATAACGTTACTTGCTTGAGTTTCAATAGATTGACCAGTTGCTATACCATCTGCATAGGCAGGGTAAGCACTGGCTGAAAGTTTTTTAATTTCTTCTTGAATATCGTTTACAGTTGTTGTACCAGAGAATAAATCTTTACCTTTTTGAGTCCAGTATGCATCACTATATAAGGATGATACTCCCATAGACGCGGCAAAAGATTTAAGAGAATTGGTATCCCCAAGTATTTCTCCACCATACCCAGTAATCTTACCAGATGTAACGATTGCTTGGTCAAATTGGTCATCACTTAAATTTCTAGCGTAAGCATCTAGTGCTAATTGGTCAAATGTAGCAGTATCAATTCTAACGCCAGAGTTTACTAGTCTCTTACGAGCAGCAAGTTTATATTTATCTACATTCTCTGCATAGACTTGAGGTTGTTCTAACCTTTGTTTTTCTCTAGATTTTACAGTAGAACTTGATGTCCTATAGTAATTTGTTTGAAATAGGGCTTCAAGTGCGCCACCAATATCTTCATTTTTAAATAGTTCGTAAACTTTGCGTAGTTCAGGATAAGTGGCTAATAGAGCCTCACTGATTCCATAGGATGCTGCTGTTTCTATGCCCTTATTTGCTGGGACTGCCATTTATTGCCCTCCCATTGTATTCTGCATAATAAAGTCGGAAAACTGAATTCTCTTTGCTCTATCTAAATCATCTGGATTAAGTTCTCTAAGTGATTGCTCAACTTCAGTTTCTGCTTTAGCCTGAGAAAAGTTTGATTCTACTGTTGTCACATTTTCCATCTTACCAGTTTTTTTGTTCTTAACTTTTTTGGTAGTGGTTAAAGTTCCAGCATTAATATCATCTTGAAAGTTTTTAATATGTTGTGCTTTTTCCTCAGCAGTAGCCCTACGTAAAACCTTAGATTGATAGACCTTGTCGATTAGTTCACCTAATACTACAGGGTCTTGTTTAGAGATAGTTCTTGTAGGTAGGTTTTCAGTTGCATCACCACCTAATGGAAGGTAATCTTTAAGTAGATTCTGTTTTAATTCTGTTGGGGTGAAAGAATTTTTTAAAATTGCATCCAGTGCGGGGTCGGTTGCAAACAATGCTTTAATACTTCCTTTAGAGCCCTTAACGGTAAATCCCATTTTTTTAAGAAGTCTTGCTATATCTGTTAGTTCAGCGTCACTTATAGATTCAAGAAGAGTATAATTAAAAGTAGGGGTTACTGCTCCAGTTGTTCCTACTTGACTTAAAGTTATGCCAACAATTTGTTGAATCTGGTTTATTGCTTCAGGGCTAAGTCCAGCAGATGTTTGAGCAGGCGCTACAACAGGTT